CATTCAGTAGATTCGACAGGACAATCTTTAGCGAAAACATTGGTTTTAAATGAACAAGGTTCGCAAGGAACCGGAACTAAATTACAACCTCTTTGTCTTCTCCAAGCGAATTTTTGTCTATGAAAAATAGAGTTTTCAAATCTAGAACCTGTATTCCATATTGTACTTGCAGGCATCATTTGTTCTACAAGTCTAATCCAATAATCCCCAATACCATTAACATATTCTGTCATAGTTTCATAGTTAAAATTATTGTTCTCTATTCCAACATTTTGTTCTGATTGTAGATATTTCCAATATATTGACTCCAACGTAGGATATCCCATAGTCTTACCATTTGTCGCATATTGTCTATCTCTAACATTAATCATATTCTTCCAAAATGTCTGAGCAAATTCGAAAAATGTTTTTTGTTTTGGTTGTGGATTTATTATTGTTTCGTCAATAGGTTTATAAGGGTAAGGCGCGTTTAAACTTAATGGTGTTGATGTTCTTAAACTACTAAGTAATGACGGAACTACCGTTGATGGTGTGAAATCTAAACCTGAGTTTGGTATAGGGTAATTAAATTCTCCAGACATATACCAAATATCGTATAATATACCTTGAGACGGATTTAAAAATAAATCAACATTTTTAACATTTAAAACTAGTCGTTCGTCTGCGGTATAATATAAAGCATTGTAATTACCATCAAGATTTCTTCTATATCCGTTTTCACTATCAGTCCAACTTTTGTTATTATCAATTTGTTGTGTTAGAAAATAACCTAATTTCATATAAGGGAAATTTCTAAACCTATCTAAATAATCTTGACCATAACTATATGGCGCTAATGATGTTTGATAATTGGGATTTGACCCCGTAAATACATTACCGGTAAGATTTAATTGTTCAGGAGCTCTGTGTTGTGGAGTTTGTTCAAACCATCCGCTACCTGATTGGAAAAAATACGTATCTGTTTCGGGCGGTGTTGATGGGTATCCAAATTCATCAATAGGGTAGTCACTTCTTTCTGAATCAGCACTTAAAACAACTTCCTCAGTAGTAAATCCTGTATATTGAACTCCGTAAATTGTAAAAACTTCACTAGGATTCAACACGGGTATTTCTTCGACATATGTTCCTCCTGATATTCTTGCGAACTGAGTTTCAAATTGTTGTAAATTTATTTTTTGATCAGCAACATAAACATACTCATTAAAATCTATTAAAGCTTCAGGTGCCCCTATCAATTTCAATAAAATTTCAACAGACTTTCTAGTTCCTTTTGATTTGAAGAGGTATGCCGAGTTTAATACCAAATTTCTATAAAACTGATAATTTAATTCGTCAGGAGTTTTAGGTATTGGTTCACCACTAAACTGAGATTTTTCAGAATTTGTTGTTCCAAAGACTGAATTTAAAAAATCTTCAGAACTTATAGGTGAGATATTTGTTGACCAACCTAATGTTTGTGCTAAATTTTTAAGTAACTGAGATGGTATATCATTTCCAACGTTATAATTAACAGAGTTCATATAGGCCAAAGCATTTACAAATTTTTGAGTTTCATCAAAACTCCTACCGTAAATTTGTAAAACTTTCTCCATTTTTCTACCTACCGTATCGAACTCACTAAAAGCTCCCGTAGTTAAAAATCTTGACACTAAATTAGTTCTAAAGGTATCGAAAAATTCGCAAGTTTCATTTAATTTAACCAGATAATCTTGGAAATAATTTGACGTTATATCCAAATTCCAAAGTCCATTCAAAGGCCAAGTTATCCCTACTTTTTCAGTAAAATAAGTCCCTTCACTATTTTCTTTTGGTACATTAAAAACTGCGGTGTATATTGGGAATGATGTTCTATTCAATAGAAAGTTTTCGACTTCATCTAAATTTTCTTTAAAAACTTTATTAACTTCATAGTCATTAGGTCTTATTAATATATCATTTGTTACCGAACTTTGACCGGAAAAAGGGTCTCCTTCAACATAAATTTTTAAATCACCACTACTTAAAGATTGTGTTGGGACTATCCCTTTAACCTGATATCCTCCACCATTAAAATATAATGAGTATTTTGAATATTCGGCCGTCATATTTCTGAGGGACGAAACCTCAATCTCTCTTAGAGATAAATTCCTATCCGAATTTACCGTGAAATCAATACCTAAAGGATTTCTTATTTTAGATACTTGTAAAATAAACGATGTTTCATTAGTTGTTTCATTAAATGAAATATTTTCGGCCGTATTTCCCGTAGAATAATCCGCACCAAAAAAATTACACTCCAATCCCGCAGGGAATTGACTAATTATTACCGTTATTGACGCTGAAACTCTTTTAGATAGAGACCCATAAACCGTAAAATTTGTAACCTCACTTAAATCAAAATTTGGATAAACTTTAAAATTATTTTCAGCAATTGCTTTAGATTGATTTACACTATCAATATTAAGTTTTTCAAGATTTATTGGTTCTGAGAAAACGCCAGTTATAAAATTCCTATTAGTTTTTTCACTAACAGATTGGGTAAATTCAAAATTTCCTTGCGTAAGACCTCCTCCTTGAACTAATTGTAGTCCTACTAAATTATCAGAAAATGTTCCTTTTCCCGAAGGTGTCTGGGGTGGGCAAGTATATTTATTATTCGCCATTATTGAGTAATATTTGTAAAGTTTTTAGTAAAATCAATATTATCTTTTCTATCTTGTCTAACCTCGTAAAGTAACTCGTTGAATTGGTCTCTAATTTCGTATAGGTTATATTGTTTGTAAATGTTATTATTAGAGTCGTAAAGAGTATACATACCATCTTCCATAGATTTACTTTGATTACCGTAAAGAGCAATTGCAAGTGTTGAGAAGTCGTGTTCCGCCATTTCAATGTCTAATGTGATAGGATTAAAAAATGTATTAGTAACTATGATGTCTTGATCAGGTTGTCCAATATAAGGGACAGCAATTGGTTTATTACTTGGTGCCGCTGATGGTGTTAATGTGCAAAATATTAACCCTGTATTACTATCACTATATCTATATCTGATAGCTTTTTGAGAACTATTAGTTAAATTTTGTACTACAGGTTCACAAAAAAAAGAAGAGGTAATTATTCTAAAGAAATTAGGTATTTTAGTCCCATTTGTATTTAAGTACTCGATTCTAAACCCTACAAGTCCCTGATTTACAAATTTATTTCTAAACTGAGTGGGGACATTATTTAAATCTATAACTAATCCTCTGACATTAGGTAATGCCGATAAAACACCGCAATCTAGTATTTTTGTTCTTATTTCCGCCGGTCTAATTAATAATGTATATATTCCAATTTTATTGAAGATGTCCGCCGGTAATTTTAAATTATATAATCCTCCCAATAATTCAATACCATTATTACCACCTGTACTATCATTGTTAAAATAAGGTTTTAAAATTGAGGGGGTATCTAATTTTGTTAATACAAAATTATCTGTATTATCCCTAGATGGAGTATAATTTAAAATTATATCAACATCTTCAGGGGAAACGTCCGCGGGTCTTATTGTTCCGTAAATTCCAACTGCCATATTTATAAATACTTAATTATTCATTTATTATATTAAAAAACTTATACCCATATTTGGTTAAATCTCCAACATTATCAACTTCTCCCAATCTTTGCAAACTTTCAAGTGCCGATATTTTACCTCTTTCAACCATTACATCGCTTTGAATTAATGGTTCGTCAATAACATTTAATAAAACTTCGTCTTTGGTTATTGCGGAACAAATTAACATATCTTGAGTATAACCGGATGATAATACCTCAAAAATTGTAGTTCCTCCCGAATAATCCTTATATGAAATGTTATTTATTGTATATGATGTATAAGAATTATCTGAAGAAGGTCCGAAGAATGTACCAATACACCCTGAAGTTCCGGTAACTTGTATACCGAGTTTAAATTTACCAGCGTATAAACTTGTTTTAGGCCCATATTGTTGTAAATCATTAACGGATGATGTTGTATATCCCGTGACTAAAAATGGTACCGTGGTATAGTTACTACTAATTTGTGAGTCCGCATCACAATACGAATCTCCTGTAAAAATATAATCGTAATTAACTGGTGTTGCCGACCAGTTACCCCCTTGAGGATAAAAGGTTGCGGTTCCGTATGGGTTTGATATAACCGCATCTGTAAATGGTACTATTATATCTTTTTTTATTATATTAACCCCCCAAGGACTTACCCCCGAAAAGGTTATTGTAAAATTACCATTAGATCCGTAAGTATGGATATAATAATCAGGCGATGAAGTGGTTATTGTCTGTATTGGCGTTCCATCACCCCAATCTAAATTAAAATCACTAAATTGTAAGTATTTTTTATCACTATCATAAGTGTTGTAAAAATAGTAAGTGTAAGGGTCTATAGTTGTTGATGAAAATAAAAAATTTAACATCGTATCTTTTTGTAAAACCGCCCCATCAAAAACACTATAATAACCCAAATCAATTGTTTCTTGAGTTAATAATATAGGTATTGTTAACCCTGTTAACAATGATGTTTGTCCCGTCCCTCCCGATAAAACTTGCGTCATCGATGAATACACATAAGTTATACCAGTATACTTTGAGGTTGTGGTTGTTGTAACTATATCACAACAAGGGTCATCAATAATATTAGGAAATATTTCACCATAACTATAAGTTACAGGATAAATAGTATTAACAACTTCAGGTGATATTTTTATATAATATTTTCTATCTTCCATTAAGGATTAACATATTCATACCATTTTATGGGTTGAGTTGTTCCGACTCTATTGTTTGAATAATTAAAAACTTTATAAGTTTTTTTCGATTTATCTAAAACAACTTTATAATAAAAGTATCTATCGAGTCTAAAGTTAAATTTATCCGATAAAGATGATTGTGGGGTGGTCATCATTTTCACATACTCCCCTCTTCTTGCGTCAAAAAATTTTGCGGTCATATAGAAAGTATTAATATTTAAAAATCCACTATCTCTTAACCAATATATAAAAAAACCTTCTTTATCACCAATAAAATCCAAATTAAAATAAGGTTTCTTTATTTTAACGGGTGGTTTGTAAGTTGAGATTGTTTTAGTTTCAGTATCTCCTTGTTGTGTTGGTAATATTATCGTTAGATAATTAGTCTGTTTAGCACTATCCGCACTATCATAAAAATCCAATTTAAAAAATGATTTTGTGAAAGGTTTTTCAAAATAATACACTTGTGAGGTTGAGAACCCGTCGCTAACATAACTATCAAAAACATAACTATTAACCCAATTTGAGGGTGATGTTGAAGCTGTCACAGGTGATGTTATATTATAAAAATTAAATTCGTATTTTATTTTTGTTAATGTAACAGGTTCAGCCCCGTTAGTGTAAGGATCGTGAGAATATCTACTAACCTCAAAATCTTCAGGAGCACCAACTATTTCTGTTACTACTTGGTCTTCATAAATTTCAATTAAATCGTCTTTACCCAAATAATCCCATTTTAACTCTATAGGAATATTAAAGGCGGTATCACCACTAGGTAAAGTAAAATAATATTTATCATTCACAATCATCTATCGTAGGTTCGGCTATTATTGTCTGTTCATTATAATTAGTTCCTTCCGGTATTATTCTAAAAATAATATTAGTAAAAGGATAATGTTTACCATTTAAAAATGGATAATTAACCCCAATAAAATCACTATCAATAAAACCATAAGAGTATATGTCTCTCCAAATAAATTTTTGTACGGTTGTTGAATAATATGAGTAATTAGGTATGTTAACTCCTGTTGTATCTCCCTCTTCAATATATGGTGAAAACACTCTAAGAGTTATTGGGTGATGTGGTTGATAATAATATCCTAAAGGGTTTGTGGGAATCACAGAATTAATTTTAAAATGTGTCCCGTTGAAAGTGAATTTATGATATATTTTTGATAACACTCTTTCTTGTTGTTCATAATCATTCCACTCGCAAAAATCGCCATCTATTAAATCCCCATTCTTTAAAGATTTATTATATTTAAAAGGTCCTGAACCTAATGTTGTCGTATATGCGGATGTTTGTATTCCAGTATTTGACGCCGAAGATGGTGAACTTGTTTTATCCCACCAAATATTAGGTTGTAGGTTCGCAGGACTTAATGGTAAATTAAATTCCCAACCTTGTTTTAACCCGTCAGTCCATCCAAAATATCCAACCCAAATAGCGGTGAAAAATAATTCCGTTATAGGTCTTTTTTGATTATCTAATAATTCACTAATATCTATATCGTTATTAAATGATAAAGTATATGATTGAGACCCCTCAATTGTTGATATTTTTTCTTTATTATCAGGAGTTAGAGACGCACTTTCATACTTTTTTTTAGTTCCAAATATATTTTGTTCAAAACCCGCTTTAACTAAAATTGAATCAGATAAATTTGTTATTATTTTATGTCTTTTTACATAGTATTTTGAGGTAGTATCTGTAGGGTTGTCTTTAACCACTATTCTCTTAGCCGTTCCTGTAACATTACTATTAAAGGTTGCACCTGTATAACCAACGTTTATTATGTTAAAATAATATTCATCACTTCCTGAAGCCCCATTACCTAAAGAATCAATTTCGAATATATCATCACCATCATAATTAATACTTAATTTAACCGCTTCTCCAACGGATAATCCGTGTTTAACAGGGCATTTAAAAGATATTATATTTATTCCATTCTCATTACCCGTTTCAATTATAAATGGAATACCTTCAGAACAAATCCAATCAATTGCAACGTTATTTTGATTTATATAATATAATTTTCTTGTTGTTGAATTACTGAAAGGATAACTTATAAAAAAATTCCAATTATATGTTGACGCACTTATATTTGAAAATTTCAAATGCTCGTCAGGTGGTTGTGTATAACCCTCAACGTTATTGTCAGTTCTTATAAAATCAAATTCATTATATAAAGGTAAACCACTCCAAGCAACACTTGGGTTTGGTGGGCAAGAATCTATTGCCGATTGTTTGGCATTTATATAAGATAGATTATTTTCAAACGGAGGATAATTAGTAAACCCCGCGTACGAATTTTTAAATATAAGACTAAATTTGGCAGAGGGTCTAAATATTGTTGACCCCTGTCTTTCTTTATCATAAACATCCTGTAATCCGACAACAACACTTCTATCATACTCAATTAAAAGTTTTTGAGTTTGAGATAAAGGTAATTTGTATTCGGAATCTTTTTTAGGTGCCGTTTTATACCTTAAATTAGGTAAAACTATTCTATTTTCAAATCTGTTACCCATTTTAATCTATCACATTATCGCTATTTATCCATTTCCTATAAAATTTATCAAATGAACTTCTACCTTTTTTAAGTCCAAAATAAAAATAATACGGAGCGCCTACCGTAATAACTCTTGGTAAAGGATAATTACCGCTTTGTGAGTTAGAATTTGGGTCTAATTCTCCTGTTGATGGGTTTCTTGAGAAGATATATCCTTTAAAGTAATCTGAAGTAGAACCTTGACCTCTAAAATATCTTGAAGACGTGTTTAATCTATCTAAAGTTTGATATCTATAACTTAAAAATTTACTACCAAGTTTTTCAGTATACCATTCATTGTTTTGAGAACCAAAAATACTATCATTAGTTAAGTTTTGTTTAATTCCCCATTGATAAAATGGTACTTCTTGAGAAAAAGTAGGTATATTATTAAATGCACATTGTTGTGTGATTGGCGCGGTTGTATTTATGATTTCTCTTTTAGGTGATATATAATCCCTAATTTGAGTATCTGAAGAAAAGAATATTCCAAATATTCCATCATTACTATTTCCATTATTAAAATATATTGGGTCTTGTCCTGTAGGATTAGTCGGGTAATTAGCCGAATCAAATTCATTAACTCCAATCTCAGAATTTATAGACACCATTTGAGCGTAATCTCCATCAACAAATTTACTATTTCTTTTATTAAAGAACGTAAAAATATTTGCACCTTCCGCCGATAACATTTGATTTCTTATTGATGAGTTAACTAATCTAGATAAAACAAAAATATTAATTAAGTCGGAGACATCCCCAAAAGTTGTTGAATTTAATTTATTTACCGTATACCCATCATATTTATCGGAATATACAATTTCTTGTATATAATTACTCCTAGGACCTAAATCAATAATTGTTGTTGGTGTTTTTAAATTTCTATTATTACCTCCTTGACCCGATGAACTACCAACAAAATATTGTTCTGTTGCTCCGGAGTGGTAAGGACTACTTCTATAATAAAAATTTTTATCGTTATTGTTAAAATAAACGATTTTATTACAAATTTCACTATATGGTTGGTTGTTGGAATCAAATAATCTTTCATTTTTAAATGATACTGAATATAACGTCCCATTAATCCAATTATTGGTAAATACGTGAGAAAAAACATTTCTACACGCACCAAAACTTATATTAATTCTTGATAACCATTCTTTAAATAGTTTTTTATCATCATTCAATGATTTAAATGGTCTGGTTACTAAAATATAACATCCTTGGCCAAAAATTTGTTCCCCCCCTTTATTTTGACAATCTCCGTATTGAATTGTAAATTCTCCATTTGAGAATGAGTAACACTCTAAATTAACACTATCTTTACAACTATTAAGACTATTAACGACTTGGCTGTTTATTGCGGTTGTTGGATCACCATCATAATTTCCAGGACTCGTAGCAGGGCTTTGAGCTTGTGACCTATCAGGGATATAACCTTCATCAGAAATTTCATAAAAATTTAATTCATTATTTTGTTGTAACAATAATGAAGTGTCACAATTATTAACTAAATTAGTAGACGCCGGTAATCTATCTGATCTCATAATAATTTTTCTACCACTAACTCCTCCGTCAAAGGACATAGGTGTTGTTGTGTCATATATTGGGGACATATATCCGGCATATACAACAGGATTTAGTGGTGATGTGGGGTAAGGAATTGTTGCGTCCATAATCATTAAAGACCCTCCCTCAACAATTTCATTAATAAAATACCCTCTATTTTGAGTTGGTGTAAATATAATATCATTAAATTCGAATTTATAATATGTGCAAGGTGTTGTTTCAACAACATTCCATTCTCGTGTAAAATGATTATTTATGTTAACTCTAAGACCATTTACACTTATTTCAGCACCAGTAGATACTGACACTAAACAAGAACAAGAAGGGGTAAATAAATTATTTTTATTATCTAAATTTGAATAATATTTTGGTAACTTACTATTAAAAGTTAAAAATGTTGACGGTTGATAATTGAATGAATCATAATATAGGTTCATATTAGAATATGGATCGGTATCTGAATTGTTTAATATGTCGTGACTAACATTCTTAAATCCACCGTTTATAGGGATATTTAATTTAAAATTACCTCTAAATTTTTTAACACCAAAATTAGAATAACCAAATATTTTACTTAAATCGTATTCTATATCAACTCTAGTTGAGTATGGGTCAACTCCTCTCACTAAAAACAAAATAATCTGTTGTTGATAATCTGTGTAAGATGTCATCGGATTATCACTAGTATTTGTAACACAATTATTATTCGAGGAATTTGTATCGATACTGATTCTATTAATCCTCATGTCGTTATTTAAGAACCTCTCATTTAAAGAATTGTCTAATGATGTGCCGCATTGTGAACTAAAATTTCCGTAAGTCATCGCGGTAATAACCTGAAAGTACTCAATATCTGACGGATATTTATTATAATTAGCGTCTTCAGGATTTGGTTGCGGAATTTGATATGTAACCGTTCCGTTAGATCCGTTAGGTTTTACATAATTTAAAGTTATTGAGGTATTATTTAGACAAGTACCTGTAACTGCATTATTGTCATATGAATTTCTAGTTGATCCGGTTAAATTTTTATCGGTATTTAAATCCGGATTTTGGAAAGTGAAAATCATGCCGGAATCAATATAGTCTACACTCAATTTATCTAAAAGAATTACCACAATATTGTCGGTATGATAGTTATTTGGGTCAGGATTCAATGTCGGTTCTATTCTAACTTTAATTTTATTAACCCCTCCACCAGGATTAGTTGGGTTATTCTCAAAATATTTGGCTTTAGTATTAAATAAATTAATTCTTTCGGGTAAAGTTAAACTACTAGTAAAGTAATAATATTGGCTAGCACCTAAAAAGGCTTCATAAATATATGGTATTTTTGTTTGGCAATTAGGTGGCGTTGTTGTCGGATACCCTCCCAAAACATTATTAAGGTTAACGATGTTTTGGTCACCATTTCCAACATTATATGTAGAATTATTAAATTGTAGTATGTTTATTGTTGATAAATCGGTATTAATATTAGACCCACTCGGTAAAAAATCCGCGGGGGTAAAAATTTCTGGAGTATTTTGTGAAGGTCCGTCAGAACAATTACAAAACTCGCATTGGTCATATAATAATAATGGTAATTTAAACCCGTCTAATACCGCGTCTTTTAATTTTAAATAAAGTACCACTAAAGCCACAGAACTCGCTAAATAAGCCGCTCCGCTCGCGATTATTTTCAAACCTAATAAAAATAAAGCGATATCAAATTGAGGAACCGGTACTGGTATAGGGCTTGGAGGTATTATTTGAAAAATATAATAAAAAGAAGCGGCAACAAACCCCGACCCATCAATAATTCTATCAGCGGCCAAAAGTGCTAGAAATGCAGCAACAAGTATTCCAAAATTTTTAACAATATCTATTAAAAAATATACGATATGTATGACCGCAACCAAAGGTAATGCCAAAGCTCTGGCAACAATGACTAATAATTGGAATAATAAAAACAATATGTCTGTTCTATAAACTGAGTCATTAGCCGGAAACTTGTTATGTTCACTTTCACACCTGTCATCCAAAATATTTTTAATGGAAACAAATCTGTTTGGTAATGTTCCATTTCTAAATCTATCAATCATTTGGGATACGGTATAAACTTTATTATATACCATAGGGTAAAATGTGTCTTCACAATCGATAGCCGATTGTATATCTGCGTAATCGTCCCAATCTAAACTAAAAGAATAAGACTTTAATTGTTGAGTTAAATCAACCGTGCTACCGTTAGAATCCCAACCATATTCTCTAATATTCGGTACTAAAAAATACCCTCTTTTTATGTTTTCAGATAGTGAAGGTGATTGATTCCATTTAACTTTAAATCTATATTTAGCCGTTGTCGGTATACCTACTTTTGGGTCGTTTGAAATTACTCTTTCTCCGAACTCATTTGTCGTTATATAATCCATATTCATTGGTATATCTAACAACCAAGTCCCGTCCTCATCTATTACTTGACCTCCATTGTCTAAATCAAAACTTTCAAGTACTGGTCTACCATTTGAATCATCAAATATTGTTTGTCTTATCGCTAAAATTTGTCCAGGACCCGCAACTAAATTACATAACTCACCTTGTTTAAATTTTGGTTTACAATTTTTTCTCAATGACAATGTTTCTAAGTCAGATATCATTGACCCCATAAAAATTGCCGTAGGTTGTATTGTAATATTTAATTCTTCAGATAAATCAAAATCAACTCTAGTTATACCTAAATTACATACTTCGGGTTGTCCCCATAACGGCTCAACATTTGTTTGTTTATCAATTGTTACAATTTGCGGTAATCTAGATAAATTAGACGCGGTTTTAAATTTAGTGCCGGCGACTTGTTCTTCATTAGCAACACCAACCCTGATTAAATCTTGTGGTGATTGTGAAAATTCTCCAATATCAGACAAGTCAACATCCATATGAATTTGTTGTTGTCCTACAGGAACACCAAAAATCATAAAATCACCACTATCATTCGTTACTGAAGTATATTTATAATATTTGTCAAAAACCTCAATTATTGTTTGGTTAGTTAGTACTTCATCTTTTGTAAAAAAACTACCTGTCGGTGAATGTTCACTATATGATTTAACTTTAGGTAGGAGATTATATCTATAACCATCATCATTAGTATCCGTTAATTTTTTATAAGGATATAATTCGGTTATTACTGGATTGTTTTCATCTTCATCGGTTAATGGAACAAAGATAGAAACTTTAGAGTTAGGTATTCCAAACCCTCCATTAGTCGTAACTCTACCTATAACAACGCCGTAATCTGAACATTGTCTTGTATAAATGTCTGTTTGACTAATTTTAAAAGACAAAACTTCTAAAAACTCAAAATCTTGGTCTAATAATACTTTAATTGATTTGTCCTTACCTACTTCGGTTCTAACCCTATATGAATTTGACATTTACTTAATAATCTTTTTTTTGATAAATAGTTTATGACCTATTTTTCAAAAATATAGTTTACGATTTAATAAAATAAATTATCAGGAGAAATTAACGGATTTTAGATTTTTAACTCTAATGTTAATATCTCTACTTGGAAATCTCACTTGATATATTTGTGTTGGTTCCGCGAAAATCGTATCGTCTATTAACTCTATTTGTTTTGTTGCCGGGTTAGAATATCTTTGAGATGTTTGAGATGATGAGTATTGTCCTCCTACATTATTAAAAACTGAAATGTCTGATAAAGATATTACCCCGTTTTCACTTTGTATTTGTCTTCTTAATTCTGATATATTAACGTTTTTACCTAATTGCATATTGTCGGGTGAAAAATAATTAGTAACAAGATTGACAACACTTGATATTACGTTTCCTTGGTTTTGAGTGTTATCTAACACAATATCAATACCTAATGATAAATCAATAACTTTTGCGGTTTCAACTGAGATATAATCATTCATCATCCTATAATTAGATAAATAATTAGCAATATTACTTTTTAAAGTGTTTGAAACAATGTCTGTTAATACTCCATTTTCATCAAATGAAAGAATTTTTATTTTAATTTTATTATCTTCTTCAACAATCGCAACTTTAGCCGGAGCTCCGAATTGGGATGGCATTGTTCTTAAAATAGAATCGTAATCATTAACCGTAACTGCTCTATTTTGAGACGCAAAATTAAAACTAACTAAATTTCTAATTTCTTCAAGTGTCGGTAAACCCGCACCCCCAATAGCTGCCGTCACATTATTACATCTTAAAGAATTGACAACATTAGCATTTACGCTTGTTGATGGTCCGTTTACAAAAAATGATACGGTTCCAATTTGAGTTATAACATTAACCCCTAAATTACTTGTAGTTCCTCCACCAATTCTATATTGAATGAATAGTGTTGAGTTAGGTTTTAGGGTACTACCTAAGGCGAAATTATTTGAATATTTATATAAATCTAATTTATATCCGTTTCTCGCGAACTCTCTTAATTGTTCGTCAGCAGATTGTGAACCGCCGCCAAAAGTTAGTTTACAAAAACCTTCAGGTGTATATTCGGTAATGAATTTATTATTCGCCGTTACGTATTTTCCAACTTTAATACCCGGATTGTCAGATGTTTTTGTAGGGTCTTCAATAAAAACCCTATCTTCAGCAAGAGCTTTAACTTCGTACCACCTGTTCTCGGTATTTAAAAATTCTTGCGAATTAGGAACGTTCGCGTATTGTGTCCCATCCTTCAATATTACACTTGTTACACCTAAAACATTTTTTTCGGGTAAAAAAAGTTCGTAAAATGGTTTAACTTCTTGTGGGGTGATAACTTTCTTAAATACTTTAGTAATCCCATTAACAACGGTTTCTCTTTTAGTTATCGTATAATTAACCAATCTATTAAAACTATCAAAATTTGGTATTTTTACTCTATTTGGATATCCTTCAGCGTTTGTTGGTGAAGTAAAGTCAATATCATATACGGTTTCAAAAACTTGTCCAGCACCAATAACTTGAGACCCTCTTCGTAAAAGACCACAATACCTTAAATCCTCAGCATCACCATTTGCCGGAACCGTTATTGAAAAATCAACTAACGCAACTGATGGTCTTTGCCCAGGTATCTTTAATCCGTAAGTTCTTGCGATATTATATACTGAAGATTTTTGTTGAGCGTATTGTAGTACCGTTTCTTGTATACTCCTATCAATAT